AGGTTCATTGGGAGAAGCAATCGTTGTTTCTTTCGTAGCTCTGAAGGGCGCAAGCTCCTGATGGGTTTGTTCGCGTTTAGGCGAGCAAAAGAACGTGAGGCTGCTGTTACGGCGGCGGCCTCCGCTTCTAAAAAGCCCGCAATTAAGAAATCAACCGTAAAGGCCGATGGCAGTAACGATCACAGCAACGGCAGGCAGCGCAAGCGCAAACAGTTATCTGACGCTGGCGGAAGCTGACGCTTTAGTTGAAGGCATGGTCGAAAGTACCGACGTTGCTAAGTGGACAACGGGCAACGATGACACGCGCAACCGCGCTTTAGTTACAGCAGCGCAGCGACTTGATCGCGAAAGATTTTTAGGCGCACGGGCAACAGATACGCAGGCAATGCAGTGGCCGCGCACTGGAGTTCGTAAGCCTGACACCTACGTGAACACATACGCAACGGGTTTTCCGTTTCGCATTTCTGACGATTATTTTACCGATACAGAAATTCCTGATCAGATCCAGCGGGCTCAGCTTGAGCTGGCGGTCTACTTAAAAAACAACGTTGACGGTATTGGGTTAAGCGGTCTTGAGGATTACAAGAGCGTTTCAATTGGCAGTCTTAGCGTCACGCCTGACAAGTTTGGGGCAGTGGGTGCTGATCGTATCCCGCCAATGGTTGAACGTTACTTGACAGGACTTAGAATTAGTGGACCAGGCAACATCGCTATCAAACGGAGCTAATCATGGGCATGGATTTTGGGGTTGGGGCTGAATTTGTTTCTGACACGGCTGCCCATACAGGCCGCTTTAGTGCGATCTACTTCAAGGAAGCGACCGTGATCAACGCAATTACTGCGGACAATTACACGGGCAACGCGTTGGCTGGTGAGAGCTTCCCGGCTGACTCGACGATTTACGGAATCTTCACAAGCATCACTTTGACCAGTGGCGCTTGCGTGGCTTATAAAATCTGATGGGTCTTGCTAGCTCGCTGCAAAAAGTTGCCGACAAGGTCATTGCCAAGCTTGGCGGTGAAGTGATCATTCGCTACGTTACGGCGGGCGCTTACAGCGCGGCCACTGGCACGATCACGGAAGCGACTAGCGACACCGAGACTCGTGGCGTTCTTGAAGACGTAAACATCCGCGAGGTTAACGAGCTGATTCAAGCTGGTGACAAGCGTTTGACGGTCGCTGCTAAGGAGTTGCCATCAGCTCCTGAGACAAAGGATCGGGTGGTGATCAGTAGCGTTGTTCATCAAATTATTAGTGTTGAGACGATTGAGCAAGATAATGAGGCAATCACCTACGAGCTAATTTTGAGGGTGTAACGATGGCCATTAGAAGAATCAGAATCAATCAAATTGCCAGCTACTCAGAAGGCAAGATTCGCCAACTCGTTTCTGCTGCAACGCTCCAAGCCGAGGAGAAGCTAAAAGACCGCACGCCTGTTGACACAGGTAGGCTCAGGGCTTCTTGGCAACGGACAATTAAGCCTTTAGAAGGCACCGTGTTCAATAACCTGTCTTACGCTGAACCTGTTGTTGCTGGTCAGAATTATCCAGCGTCATGGGGCGGCCAATACCGTACACGTCAAGGAGCAGAGCCTTTCCTGGACATTGTTACTAAAGATGTCCAAACCTGGATTGAGTCAAATGCAAGCCGTATCTCTGCAGATTAATGAGCTTAAACACTATTCGCCAAGACATTGAAGAGCGCATTGCGACAGAGTTTGCGACCGCTCCTGTATTGCAAGTTGCTTATCAGAATGTCTCGTTCACTCCACCGAATAATGCAAGCTGGATTCAATCTCGCATCGTTTGGGGTGATTCGGCCTACCTAACGCTTTTGACAACATCCAGCCGTGGGACTGGTGACGGTTTCGATCGTCGCAATGGATCGCTGACATTTGATATTTTCTGCCCGCTTGGTCAAGGCCCTGGGGCAGGTTTAATTATCGCGCAACGCTGTATAGATCTGTTTTCGCGTCTACAGCTAGAAAACATCAAATTTGATGCGGCGAATGGGCCTCGCAGTATTGAATCAGCCGCGCCAGAAGCGTTTTCACAAACCCAAGTTGCAATAACGTTTGAAGCTTACGAACAGAGTTGATTGCTAGGATAATCAAAACCGCACACCGCTTAACACAATGGCTGTCACTGTTTTGTCCGGTACGTCCGGCGCTCTTTACTACAAGCCTGCAGGTACGACCGGCACCTTTGGCGAGGCCAATGTCAGCGTTGCTGGCGACACTGTTACTGTTCAGTCTTATTTAAATTTGAAGGTTGGCGATCCTGTTCAGTTTCGTGTTGTGAACTCTCAAACTGGCGGCACTGGCACCGGAACGCTGCCTGCTGGCATCAGTTTGGGTACTACTTATCACGTCATTGCTTACACCGCTAGCACTGGCGTTCTGCAAGTCTCTGCTACTGCTGGTGGCGCGACGATTACGATCAGTGACGACGGCACCGCTGTGGCTCCTAACGAGTTCGAGGTGTTTTACGAGGATTATGCCGCTGTTGGTCAAGTGCAATCTTGGGGCTTTGAGATTGAGCGAGCTGAGATCGATGTGACAACCATTGGCCAATCCGTTGGACAATACGCGCCTTTCCGCGCATATATCCCTGGTTTTGCTGATGGAACTGGTTCGGCCACCATTTATGTGACGAACGAAGATTCAGCTTTGTCCAACCGGATGGTGGAAGACGTGTTGCAGCGGCAGCAAGTTGGTTGCGCCTTCAAGCTTTATACCGACAAACAAAGCACTGAAGCGTTGAGCCGCAGCATCGCAATGGACGCAACCCTGCTTAGTGCAAGCTTGAACATTAACCCTGATGATGCTCAACAGGTTGAAATCACTTTCCGTCCGGCTGGCGTTCCGGTCTTTGACTTCAGCACTACCGTCTAGTTACTAGGCTGTTCAAATTCTGCCCTGGCTTGTGCTGGGGCATTTTTATGCTTAAAGTAATAACAAGCAAACAATTTTTATGCCAACTCCTGCTTTGACTGCTCTTGCCCGTCTTAAAAAAGCGGCAAATCTTACGCCAATCAAGCGAGTGGTCACCCTGACTGACGGCACTGATTTGGAGTTTTACGCTACTGCCTTAACAATGGTGGAGCGAGAACAAGCGGAAAAGATGCCAAACGGAAGCAACATTAATGGTTTTGCCTTGAATTTGCTTGTCAATAAAGCGATTGACGAGAATGGCCAAAAACTGTTCAAGTCAGGTGACATTGCTGTCTTAAAGAACGAGGTGATGGACGCCGACCTGCAGGCTTTGATGCTTGCAATCATCACCAACCCTGAGGAGTCAAAAGAACTTGACATGAAAAGCCCTAAAGGTTGATCTCAAGAAAGACAATCTATTGCTGTTAAAACTTGGCGTTGCCAAGGAGCTTGGTTACAGCCTTGCGCGTTTGCATGAGGAGATGACCCTTGAGGAGCTGTTCCTTTGGAGCAGTTACTTTGAGTATTTAAACGACGAGCAAGAGCGACTGTCTAAGCGTCGTCGGTAGACTACCCTGCAGGTAAAGAGTTCCTGACATGGCAGCCATTGCAGACGTTGCTATCAAGGTTGATGCGCGCAATGCAACGACACAATTAAACAGCTTGAGCAGCAGCGTTAAAGGGTTTGCTGTTCAGCTTGGTTTTGCGATTGGTGCTGTTACTACGCTGAAAAAGAGCTTGGACGCAGCGTTTGCCAGAGAAGCATCAGAAAACAGGCTGCGATCTTTAGTAAATTCCACGAAAGAGTTCAATCTTGCCGTCAACGCTGCGGCTATTGCATCAAAAAGATTTGGCGTAACTCAGAATGACGCGCAACAAGCTTTAGGGGATACGCTTGGACGTCTCAAGGCGCTTGGCTTTAATCTTGGCCAGGTAAACGAGGTTTATACAGGTTTTAATGTAATTGCACGCGAAGCCCGTACAAGCACTGATGACGCGGCAGGCGCGTTCCTGCAGTTAAGTCAAGCAATGGGTCGCGGGTCATTGCAAGGCGATGAGCTTTCTTCAATTATGGAGAGAATGCCGCAACTGGGCCAGGCAATTGCGGAGAGCATGGGAGTCAGCGCAGCAAGCATTAAAAAGCTTGGCAGCGATGGCAAGATTGGTTTAAGTGAAATTACCGCAACACTTAAAGTTGCCGCTACACGCGCAGATCAACTAGATAGCAGTTTTACAAAACAGCAAGCGACAATGGCACTGGTTCGCCAAAGA